CGGGCTTGATGTAGATGTCAGCCACGAAGCGATTGGTATCAATTACTTCAGGCGTGTTGTTCTTCTCGTCGCACACGACCTTGAAGTCGATGATACCGCGACGAGCCTGAACATCACGCAGGAATGGTTCAACAAGCGAACGGAACTGTGCGCGTGTGAAGGCATCGTTGAACTCAAACAGCGAGTACTTCGAAGCCGTGGCAATTGCCTTCTCAAGCACGATGAACAGACGGCGCACATTGATGCGGTCGAATGCCGAGGGCTTGGCTTGGGCAGTCTTGTCTCCGTAGAGGACGGTGCCTTCGCCCGAGAAGGTAGCAACAGGATTGATGCCGTTCTTGTACAGCCTGTCTCTTGCTGCCTGACGCGGTTGGAACGCCAACTTGATGACACCACGAACCTGACCACGATTGAAGCCTGCGGGGCTGTACCAAGGATCGAAGTTGGTATCGGTGCGGGCACAGAGACCAGCAATGTCGCCGTTCAGCGGAATCCAACGGTTCGTATCGTTGTAGATGTCGTATTGATACTTGTAACCGCTATCGATCACGACATATGAGGACGATCCGATGTTGTTGCGATACTGTACTGCACGATCCAACTTGACCTGATCGGTCTCATTCGGATCCTTGTTCGGTGCAGACAGGAATGCAACGCAGTCCTTACGGGCATCGACAAGATCCTTAAGCATCGGGCCTACAAGTCCGACGATTGTGTCCGTCGAGTTTCCAGGCGTGAATGTCTTCTCTGGGCCGCCGATGAGCAGATTGACATCTACCGTTTCGGCATCTTCGAACATGCGGTATCCCTCTGGATCCGAATCAAGATCCTGACCAAATGCAACCTTGCTGTAATTGGTGAGATCTGCTGCTACACCATTCGATCCACCGCGAAGATTCCAAATACCCACACCGAAAGAGGTATTGGTTGCGGTTATACCCGTTCCAGTAGCACCAAGCGTATTGGTCAGGTACCAGTTTTGCGAGTTCACAGTTCCCCATGGGCCAGTTGCTCCCTTGAGCAAATCTGCATATGCATTTGCACCACTCTTCGGAAGAGCAGCGATATACTTCGATGTTCTATTGATGACATCGACATAGTAGAGACTCTGACCTTGAGACGAAGTGACCGTGGGAAGAACCGACATTCCGCTGAACTTCTCAAGAATGGATCCACGGGTACCCGAGAACAAGCCACCACGGTCAATCACGATAGCATGGAACTCGTCATTAGAACCGCCAAGAGATTCGACATAGGTGGTCGTATTGGGAGCAGCATCAAACTGCGATGCATATGTCCAATCCGAGAAACTGTGACCATATGCGGTAACACCAGCAACACCAGTTGCGTCAACCGCCTTGCTTCCGCAGATCTGTACCTCTAGGGTATTGCCGATTGCACCAGGGTAACGAGCAACGAATGCGCCCAGGTCGGCAATGTATACATTTCCAGCATCGAACTTGTCATCGTTCTCCAACAGGGCATAGTCCTGTGTAAATGCGCCACCATGAGATGCTCCCGTGGCACCAAATCCGTTGGCATTCACCATTCCGCTGATCTTGGAGCGAACGACCTGTAGGTTGTTGCCGTATCCAAGGAAGTTGGCGGCAGGGAACCACCATTCGGCTACCACATCATCGGGGGTGCCGAACAGTTGGACTAGGTTGTTTTCGCTGTCAACGAGAATACGCTTATTGCAGGGGCCCCAATTGAATAGGCCCACGATGCCTGCAGTGGTTGTCGCAACAGCAGGGACGATTGTGGTCAAGTCCTTTTCTGTTACATTTACGCCTGGGGAAAGTTGGAATGCCATCTCAGTCTCCTTGGATTGGTTTGATAGACGGGGGTATTTATTCGTTTGCCCATTTCACGCATTCAAAGGATCTCATTTGCATCGTCAAGCCAAGACTTGTCCCGCCTAGATTGTTTATGTTCTGCGCTAGGTTCGCTTGCTAGCATCCGTGATGCCTCTGCCATCTCATCTTCGGAGGTGTCAAAGAATCCAAAGGGGGTGAGATCCTCCTCCAGTTTCTTCAGTTTTTCCTCAAATAGTCGCTTGCGGACATCTAGGTTGACCAAGTCCTTGAAATACTCCTGCGTGGTCAGCCACCCGAACATGACAAGGCATGCCACCAGATCGTCGTTGTAGCCTTCCTGTGCCTCGTAAGAACCTGCCCTGGAGACATAGGTACTGATTTCAGCAATGATGTCGAAATCGTTTACTATCAATTTGTCCCCTTCGATCATCTCCTTGATGATAGAGCAGCCTGCCTTCTTGACTTGACTGCTCATCTTGATGCCGTTGTATGTCCTGCCTCCACCAAAGCCTTCACCGACCTTCTGACCCTTCTTGCCCTTGATGGAGATCGTGATGATGTTCTCGTACTCCAACTCATCCTTTAAGATGTCTGCTACCTGTTGCCCCGTGTCGTTGATTTCGACAAGAATATACGATTCGTTGTATTTTTCAGCAATGTTTTTGATCAGATTCGGGAACACGGGGATCGGAATGGTGTTATTGCGATATCTTGCGACCACTCTGTATGGCATGGCGGTTACATCGACCACCACCATGGCGTTGTAGTCCTGTCCGATGGCACGGCTTGAATCGACAAGGGTGGCATAGATGTTGCCCTTCTTCGGGTTCTCGTAAATTGCCAAGCCGTCTTCGCTCTCCATGATCGGTGTCTGAAATGCCAGCGAAGCAATCTTGGACGGTCTGATCAGCGTCTCTTGTGAGCCTAGGAATTGACACTCATACTCGGAGATCCATTGCCGTTCCGATGTGTTCTTGATCGTGGTCTCTTTGAATTTCTCGTCACGACCTGGTACTTGCCACCAATGCGCCTCTACAGGTACGAATTCAGACTTGCCGTTCTTGGCATTCTGCCACATCTTATAGAACAGGTTCAGCCCGTTCGGCGTGGAGACAATGACAGTCTTGGAAGTCTTTCCCGATGTGATGGTCGGGTATACGGATGTGAAGAACTCTTCCGCGATCTGCTCGGGGACGAACGCAAACTCATCAAGCATCAGGAAGTTGTAGGACGAACCACGAACGGCACTTGATGAGGTGGATGAACAGATGACCTTCGATCCATTCTCCAAGGTGATGCTCGTCTTATTCCACTCAATAATGCCTTGCTGCAACCACTTCGGAAGGTTTTCGTATGCAACCTTGAACCGATCCATGATGTCTGTCGCGGTCTTGAGTTTGTTGGCGAGAATTGCCGCCTTGTAACTCGGATTGAACAGTACCATGTGCAGGATGCATGCAATCAGGGTGGCTGTCTTTCCGCTCTGACGGGGAATCTTACAGATCGTAAATCGGTTGTCGAACACCGAACGAGCAATGTCTTTTTGGAAGTCATAGAGCGCGAAGGGCATCAGCCCCTCATCGATGGTGATTACCTTGATGTATGTCTCAATGAAATAGATCGGATCTTCGGAGCATTTGATGTACTCAGCCAACTGCTCCTTGCTGAACTCTTGCTTGACATAGGCTCCCTTGAGAAGGGGGTTGCCTAGGTATGTTTCATGATCATGGCTCATCTATGACCTCGCCCCTGTCGAGAGCCTTTCGCTGCTCACGAATCATCTTCTGCAAGTCAGCCGTGCTACCAACATAGATTGAGTTATTGGTCACAGTCGTGGTCTTGCTCTTCTCTTCCCGCTTGATGTCCTTCATGCGGCGGTGGAGATCCATGAGTTTGTTATTTGCCTCTAGGGACGATTGGATGAGTTGCGCCACCACTTCATAGGCTCGGGGCTGCTGACTCTCCTGTGCAAGTTCAATAATCCCCTCAATCGCCTCCTGCGATTTTTCGATGATGCACTTGAGGTTTGTCCGAACTTCCTTGTAGTCCTTATCCGCGTCTATGGGGGCGTATTCGCCACTCGGGATAGTCTTGACGGGCAGAATCTCTGTCTTCTGCTCCTCGGGCGTAGGATCGATTCCTAGGGTCTTGGCGATGTTCAGGTCAATTTCACTCATTATCAGGGCTTTCTGTAGTTATCAGAACACGAATGGTGTCGGCGGGTATTCTCGGACATAGACCTCTGCTTGCGTGGCTCCTGTGAACCCTGCGGTCAGAGATGGTGCATAACCACCAGCAGTAACACCCGCCGCTGCGGATGCACCAATGTCGGCAAATGGAGGAATCGTTGTCCGATCTTTGCCGTAGTCCTTGATGTCAAAGATGTTGACATTCGTGTTCGTGATGAGCGGTGCGGTCTTGACAGGCCCGTAGAGGTACATCTTGGCGACGAATTGAATCGTGGCAAAGTTCGTCTTTCGGGTGGCATAGTCACCATACGAACCATCGTCACCTTCGCCCATCGTGATTGATGAAAGCACGATTGGGATGTCCACATTCGTATCCAACCCATCGATTGCCTTGATGCTGAACACATATTCGGGGGTGAAGTATGGGAGGATCTGCTCGACAATTTGCAAGCAATCATCCATGCTCTTCGTCATGGCACTCAGGGTGAGATTCATGTTGTACGGTACGCGCTCGTACCGTCTCTTCAATGAGCCTCTGTCTGCTGCGTTGTATCCAACGGTCTGCTGTATGCTGTTCAACTTGCGCGACGAGTCATATTGCAAAGATGTGATTTCGAATCCCATTCTCGGAAGATACGATTCCAAACGCACTTGCTGCTGATCGAAGTCCGTTCCAATTCTGTCAAGACGGCGCAAGAACTTTTGCTGTGGGCCATACGCAATCGGAATGCGAATGCGCTCCTTTTCATTTCCATTCTCGTCATTGCGAACGACATGGATGTCGTTGAAAAGGGAGGCGAACCCAACGACCACCTTGCGTACCGTGCCGTGATAGAAGTACTCAAGCATGAATCATGGATCTCCGAACGGATTCTTCTCGTCAAAGTTGAAGACCGTGTCTGCCTCTATCTGTATGGCTTCGTTCTTCGCTTCGTCTAGGATGCCCATCGTGTCCGTCTTGCTCACGATTGGCGCATACAGGTTTCTGCCTGCCTTGGCTATGTAGGCGGTTGTTCCCGCCTCCGTCTCTTCGATCCAAGTGCCAACAACATTGGATAGAGATATTCGGTTCGGATCGTTGTTAGGCTCATACGAGTAGACCACCGCCCGCGCAGACGCTCCCGTAGTTGCCCCTGTAACTGATCCATCCGCGTATTGATAAACGCTGTCGCCTTCTGCGAAAGATCCTGATCCATAGATTCCTCCAAGGTTGAGGTTGACCTTGAACCCTGTTTCGTCGTTGATTGCATCGATCTCGGGGATGCCCGTGTCGAAATCTTCCTCCGAATACTGAAACAGTTCGCATGTAAGTTGGTACGAGTAGAGTTTGCCCAATTGATAGAATGGGTTCTCATGCTCGACAAACTTAACCTCAAACAGACCCTTGCTGATCGGTAGGTACAGCAAGTCTCCTTCCAAAGGTCTGCCCATAGTGGTTTCGCGCTGAAAACGCTTCTTGGATACCGTGAACTTCACGCTGTCCCGAATCTCAAAGCCAAACTTGGTGAATGTATCGCCACCCTCAAATGCGGTGGTAGTGTCCATGTACATCTCCACCATCTTGAACGAGGTGAATCGTGAGTACTTGGACTCACCAAACAGATCATCCCGCTTGAGCATGCTCCGAGGGATGTAGTACATCTCATGACCGTATATTTTGATGGCCTCAATGGTCAGATCCTCTACGAGATTCTGCTCGGGGAGGTATGTCTTGTTGTTGACTCTGATGTATGGATTGAGTGCCATGGTTTGCCTTTATCCCATGATGAAATCGACGGGCAACTCGCCCTTCAGGATGATTTCTTTCTCGATGTCTTCCTTCTGCTGCCATGATTCCTTCATCATCGACTGACCGTCGAGGGTGATGTCACCAGGCAACTTGATGCCGTTGTACTTGGAGAGATTGACTCCCCATTGCCAACGAACGAGCGCAACCAAATACTTCTTGAGAAGACGGTCGTTGTAGACCTCGGGATATACGCGGGGGTCTAGGATGCGATATGCCTCAATGATGAGATACATGCCTGGGTTCAACTGCCGCTTGTCCGAATCCAGATACAACTTGTTCGCCACGCGATTGAATCGAATGCTCTTGTCGGGAGACAGGAACTGACGCAGCAACTGTAGGTATTGCTGCGTCATGTCGTATTGGACGAGATCAATCGTGCCGAATGTGTACAGGTCGTTCAATGCATACTGATAGCGAACATCGAACATGCCTACTGACTGCTGCGTGAACGGGAAGATGCGAGTGACGCTAACGATCAGGTTCTGCAAAAGGACATTTTCGGGGCAATCAGGATCCTGACTCGTCTGAATTGCTTCGCTATCTTCGAAGCCGTGCCCGTCTGCATTTTTGTTGATCGTGTTATCTGCCGTAAAGGTAATGTACCCGTTGTTGATGTCTTGTTGGGACACCTTGTACTT